ACTGATACGACCCAGCCGACGTTTCCATGACCCAGGTCGGCGGGACGGGCGACGCCTTGGGCGCCTTGCTGGGCTCGCCGACGTCATCCAGCACCATGACCAGCACATAGTCGACATTGGCCGCGCTCGCGGACGGACGGCCCTGCTCGAACCGATCGATAACAAAGCTGCCGGTGTTGCCGTACCAGGCGCCCTCACGCACCCGTGACAGGTCCGGCAGCATGGCCGGCCATGACGCCTTGAGCGCGCCGTCAGCGTGGTACTGCAATTCGCCGTTCGCGTCGCGCCGGGGTTTCTGACGCACGAAAAGGGCTGTCTCGCCCTCTGGTGCGAGGTCAATGATATACTGCTCGAAATTCATACCTTCTCCCGTAGTTCACGCCCGCCTGCCAGCGGGCGTTTTTATTTGCCGTATCGGGCCATGATCTTGGCCTCAACGGCGAGCGGCAACCCCACCGCCCATGCCGGCGGGGTCACCATAATACGCTCAAGCTCGGCTTTGGCCTTCTCAGGCTCAGCCGTCTCAATCACAATCTCATCGTGCACATGCGCCACCACGCCTTCGCATTGACGTAGTGCGGCGCGTAGGATGTCATGGGCGCTTGCCTGCGTCACATTCTCGCAGGCGAGCCCGCCCCATAAGCGCGCACGCGGCCACTCGGTCGCATCGGCCGAGGGTTTCCATGACGCCTTGGCGTAGGTCAGATGCTCGCCCTCGAACTTGGCAAACGGGTAGCAGAGCACGCGCCCGCTGGGCAGCATGTACCAAAGGTGCTGCTTGTCGTAGACATAGGTTATACGGCCCGCAGTGAACTCATGGCCCGGATGACGCATGGCGGACATATAGGCGCGCTCAAGGTCTTGCCAGAACATCACCGCCCACGGGTTCGCACGGCGCCAGGCGTCCACCATGCGGCGGCTCTCGGCTTCTGCCACGCGCACGCCGTAAGCGCGGCCCATCGCAGCGAACGCGCCGACACTTCCGCCGAAAGCTAGGGCGAGCTCCATCACTTTCCCTCGCTGCCTAAAATCGACCATTGTTGCGTCGTTGGCCTCGTAACCGGCCTTGATGGCTTCGTAACTGGCCCCAAACGCACTGGCGGCGTTGACGATGTACGGGTCAAGCTTGTTCCGGTAGATGTCCAACTTCGCCTCGCCCTGAGGCGACGCAGACAACCATGGGTTAACCCGACCCTCGATCGCGCTCCAGTCGGCGACGACAAACGAGTGGTCAGCCACCAGCGCCGGGCGCAGCATCGACTTCAGCGCGTCGGTGACCCGCTTTCCGAACCGAGGCACGACAGCGTGGCCTCGTACGAGGGCGTGTCGAAGTTCAGTGGGCTCTTTGGCGGATTTGCGAGGGAAGTTGTGGACCTGCGCGCCATAACTCGCAGCGCGGCCTGTCGCTGCGCCTCCAGCAAAAACAAATGCGCCTCGTACGCGCTGATCTTCATCATCAGCCAGCGCCGCGAGGCGGCCAAACTTCGCAGTGCTCGACGCCCAGAGGTCGTCTGCGCATTGGATGACCTCGGCAACAGCGGGCGGTACCTCATCAGGGTTCTCCATCGCCAACAGATTGGCGCGAACGGTCTTGTCAATCGAGTCTTTGTCTTTTGATCGGGCGAGCTTGCGGGCCTCCGGCCCCAGCCGCTCCAGCACCCACTGGCGCATCTTAGGCGACCGCACGGACGTCACCGCGCCCTCGGTCAGTTCCACGACACGCGCCTCGATCTCGACCCGCTCAGCCTCGCTGTAGCGCATAGCGGCGAGGCACAGCTCGACGTCCACCTTGACGCCCCGGTCGTTGATGCGCTCGTTGACGTGATAGTCGGCAAGCTCTTCAGGCGACAGGTCGCGCAAGCTCTTACTGATCGCGCGCATGGCGCGGACGTCCTGCTTGCAATATTCGAACAGCGCCGCGAGATCGTCGGCGGTGTGCTTGAACGGTGGCAGGCAGCACTTCCTGACCAATGCTGCGCCCTTGTGGTCTTTCTTCATGCTGGCGCCCGCGAACCGCCCGACGTCCTCAAGGCTACCAGGCGCGCAGTTCGACCGCGCTTGTGCTGCGGTGCAGTAGAACTGCTCCAGCGCAGGCTCCGGCAGGTCAAGGTCGGGGCAGAGGACATACCAGAGAATCAGACGCTCGAATGCCGCATTGTGCGCGCGTATCTGATGCGTCAGGATCTCACGCGGAAACGGCTGATCGGGCGTCCAGAGCTCGACCTCGCCGTCGTCGACCGCATACGCCATGCAGAGCACCTGCGTCGACGGGTGACGAGCGTAGTTGTACGGACCGCGAGCGGGCAGGTCACACTCGCTGCGACTTTCGAAGTCAAGGTAAACCATACTTCACCTTAGTGTAGTGGATGCCCGTCTTTCCGGGCTGTCAGCAGACTCACGGTGCGGAGGAGACAGACAGTGGCACCGCGCCTGCTGCCGGTGTTAGGCGCCACCGCCGGCTGGGCGTCACCACATCAAGCTGCTGCGCGACGACGACGGCGGGGCTGTTCGTCGGTTGCAGCTTCCGCAACAGGCTCTTCGCCGTCCATCGACACCCATTCGACGATCTCAAAGACCGGCGTGTAAATGCGACCATAGCTGCGGTGCTGGTAATGATCTTTCTTCAAAATCACAATAGGTACCGGCTTGTCAGCATCCTTCTCCACCTGCGCCGCGATCGCCACGGCAAGCGTCTGCACGGCGCGCTTGCCGCCCACTGACGTCGTGGTGTAGCGGCACTCAAGGCCCGCGTCCTCGCCCGTCAAACACTTCAGCATCAGCCCTACCTGCTGCTCCCAGCCCTTCTTCGCGCTTGGGGGCGCGGCGTCAAGCTCTGGCAGCGGTTGGGTCACAGACGCCATCTTCTCGGCCAGCACCTCACCGTCGCCCCACGCGATGAAGCCGTGGACAAACGAGAAAGGGTTGACCGCCCAGCGGGCGTCGTCTTCAGCTTCAGTCTGATCCGCGCCATAGACCCAATGCCCCGTCTTGTCCATCTTGATGATGGCTGACGACATGGGCGCTACGGTTTCCAGCGTGCGGAGGCTGGTGGCGAGCGTTTGAACAGCAGGAAGACCAGCAGATGCGAACTTTACGAGATTTGACATGATTTTCACCCTAGTTTAGAAAGGGCCGACACAAGCGTCGACCCGATTGTGACCGCCGCAGGGCGGCTGTCAGCCTCCTCTGCAATGGTCAACCCTGATGATACCTGAGAGGTCAGCCCCTCCGGTAACTTTGTCTTCAACGCCTTCTCGGCCTGCGCAGGCGACACGATCTCGGTAAAGCTGACGTCCGGCGCCAGCGCAGTCAACGCAGCCAGCGCGGCCTTTTTGTCCGCCCACGTCCGATGAGCGCGCTTGTTCACGAGCTTCCAGCCTGGCACGGGCCGACCGGCCTCCAGCGCCTGTTGCGTGAGCTTGCGCACGTCAGACGCCCAGTCTTCCAGATTCTGCGCGACGTCCATCCAGTGGCCAATCTGCTCCGGTCCAATGCTGTCGATGGCCACCAGCACCGCCCGCTCGGCAGCGCCGGTCTTCTTCGGGCAGATGGCCTTCGCTGGGCAGAAGCGGCAGTGTTCACCCTCGACAATCGGCGCGTCGGGCTCTTGCGCGAGCTTAATCGCGCGCTTGAGATCGGCGCTGAAGTCATGCAAGCGCCGGATGTCGATCATCCAGCGTCGGATGTACGGCGGCTGGATGATGACCAGCTCGACGTCGGTGCGGCCTTGCATGGACCAGTGGCCGCTCTCAAGCGCCGCTGCGGCGTAGAACATTAGCTGGGCGTTCTCTTCGGCGTCGACCTGATAGTTGTCGCCGAACTTGAAGTCCATGACGAAGCCCTTGGTCTTGCTCAAGCACCCGATCACGTCAGCGGTGCCAAAGATCGTCTTGTCCCACGGGAACGCTAGGCGCGCCTCGACGTCGAACAGTGCTTCGGCCTTGGGGTCGAACTTGTCGTCGAACAGATCAAGCGCGTCCAGCACCTTCTCGTCGTCAATCGAGCGCGAGTCGATCCGCTCGTTCAACACTTCAGCCACCAGCTCATGCAGGCGCGTGCCTTCCCGCATGGCGTCATTCTCGACCTGCGGCGGCATCGTGGCGCTAAGCGCCACACTGCCGGGGCAGTTGATCACGCGCTCGGCGGTCGAGCCGCCTACGATTTTAGAATGGCTCATGGCTGCCCCACGGTCACGCGCCCGCCGGTGCCGCGCTGCCACAGGAACTCGGTGCGCTCGACAGCGCCCAGCGCCAGCAGGTCTGCTGCCGTGTAGATCGTCACGTTGTGGCGTGGGTAGCCGGGGCCGACGAAGATGGCGTTGTTTCGGTAGTGCGGCACGTAGACGATACCGCGTAGTTCGTACGCGGCTTGTTCGTACTGCGACACGCGCAGGTTCTGGGCCATCAAGTTCATCAGACTCTCCTGTAGTTGACAACGGGAAATTGCATGGTATAGCATTGCTTTGAAGTTTGCAACGGTCTAAACTTTAAAACATTTCGGGAGATCAAAAATTTTGGAGATTGTGCCTCTTTCGCTTAAACAAGCGCAGGGCTTTGTGGCGCAGCACCACAGACACAACAAACCGCCGGTAGGGCATAAGTTTAGCCTTGGCGTGATGGTTGACGGCGCGCTTGTGGGCGTAGCTGTGGCTGGACGTCCAGTAGCGCGCGCGTTGGATGACGGGCGCACGTTAGAAGTCACTCGAACTTGCACCGACGGCACGCCCAACGCTAATTCTAAGTTGTACGGCGCAGTCACTCGGGCAGCTAAAGCGATGGGGTACAAGCGGTTGGTGACGTACACGCAAGCAGATGAGACTGGCGCTTCGTTGCGTGCGTCTGGCTGGAAAGCTCAAGCGGCGCTTGCGCCCCGTGCCGGTTGGTCGTGCGCGTCAAGGCCGCGCAATGATATTGGATCGTCAAACATTGCGCGTGTGCGCTGGGAGATTTACTTTGCTTGAACGTGACATAGAGAGATATTTGGTGCGCCGGGTCAAGGACATCGGTGGCGTGGCGTACAAGTTTGTCTCGCCCTCGAACCGTGGCGTGGCGGACAGGCTGGTGGTGCTGCCGCAAGGCGTGGTGTGGTTTGTTGAGGTGAAGAAAGACGGCGGTCGCCTGTCGACCTTGCAGAACATCTTCATCGCAGAGATGCAAAGACTACAGCAGAACGTGCGTGTGGTCTGGTCGAAGGAAGACGTGGATCAACTTATCAAGGAGATGACGGAATGACATCAGTGAAAGAACGAGCGTTTGAGCAAGCGATTAAAACGCTTACCGCATTGAACTGCCAATTTGCTGTCATAACGCCAGACGGCGTACGGCATGGAACATTGGAAATTGCCTCAACTAAAACACGCACTTACACGTACCCGCGCGGCACATTTCTTAAGTACGTTAAGCCCATAATTGAGCATGTAAAAGTTGGCGACGTAGTGTCTGTTCCAGGCGGCGAGTTTTCTTTAGATCAGCTACAAGGCGCAGTGTGCAACATCGCGTCAAATCTGTGGGGTCGCGGAAATTATACGACCTCCAAAGTCGATGATGCTGTTGAACTGTTGCGACTTGCGTAAGGAGATGACGGAATGAGCTACGAAGAACAGCGAGCAATTTTGATTCAGTACCTGCAAGTAATGATCGCACGATGCGACTGGCACGGCGTCGCGGACGTGGCGATGGACCTGCGCGAGATGGAAGCCGAACAGCGTGGTGCGAAATGAGCATCGCAGTTATGAAGCAGGCGCTGGAAGTGCTGGAGCAAATCAACCAACTCAGCATTGGAGAGAACGCTATCGCCCTGCCGGGAGAGATCGACGGAGCAATGGACAACCTCCGCGCTGCCATCGAGCAACCGCGAGAATGGGTCGAACTGACGGACGACGAAGCGCGTGCACTAGTTAATCGAGTGACTTTCGGCGAGAGAACAAACTGGCAAGCGTTTGTTTACATAATCGATGCAAAGCTGAAAGAAAAAAATGCGGCTTAGACCCTATCAAGACGAAGCCGCAGACTTCTTGTTCGCTAACGACCGCGCGATGATCCTCGCGTGGGTTGGCGCAGGCAAGACAGCGACCGCGCTCACGGCTATGAAAGCAATGCTGGACGAGCGACATGCCAAGCGCTTTCTTGTGCTCGCGCCGCTCCGCGTCGCGCAGTCGGTTTGGCCGGCGGAAGCCGCGCTCTGGGCGCCAAGTCTTGAGATCGCAGTTGCCGTCGGCTCGCCCGCCCAACGGGCGCGAGCGCTTGCGTCCGACGCGCCAGTGGTTGTCACTAACTACGACAACCTGCAATGGCTGTCGGAACAGAAGCTCGACTTCGATGCGGTCGTGTTCGATGAGTTGACACGGCTCAAGAACCCGTCAGGCAAACGGTTCAAGGCGCTGCACAAGGTCATCGAGCCCATGCAGATCCGCTGGGGGCTGACCGGCAGCTTCACGTCCAACGGCCTCGAAGACGTCTTTGGCCAGTGCAAGATCGTCGACCAGCAGATGCTGGGCCGCAGCAAGGGCGCCTTCTTGCAGCAATACTTCCACTGCGTCAACCGTGACTTCGGCGACTACGTGCCGCTACCAGGCGCGCTTGAGGCGGTCATGCAGCGCATCCGTCCGTGGACGTACGTGCTGGAGTCGCACGAGTACCGCGACACGCTACCGCCGCTTCACACGCTACCGATCAAGCTCCAGATGCCTATGGAGCCCTACAAGACGCTCAAACGCGAGATGGCACTCATCTACCCCAACGCCGAGGTCATCGCCGCCAACGCCGCGGCGGTGACGTCCAAGCTCCAGCAGATGAGCGCGGGGTTTGTCTACGACACGGCCCGACAAACCGTCTGGCTGTCAGACCACAAGCTCGATGCGGTTGCGGACCTGCACGCCGAGAACCAGCGAGCACCCATGCTGGTCTGGTATCAGTTCAAGGCCGAGCTGGCTGGGCTACAGGCGCGCTTCCCGCGTTTGCAGACGCTCACCAACGACGACTCGATCGCGCGGTGGAACGCGGGGCAGATCGAGATGCTGGCGGTCCACCCTGCGTCAGCAGGCCACGGGCTCAACCTGCAAGGCCAGTCGCGCATGGTGTGGATGTCGCTCCCGTGGTCGCTGGAGCTTTACGAACAAGCGGTCGGTCGGCTGCACCGAGGCGGCCAGCGCCATGACGTGCTGAACTATGTGCTCACGACCGAGGGCACGGTGGATGAAACGATTTGGAAGGCTTTACATGAGAAACGAGAGGTATCTGATATGGCACTAGAGGCGCTCAAATGAACCGATGGACTGAACAACTAAAGGCCGCTCGGGCCGAGGCGCGCATACGGCAGCGGGAGTTCAACGCCGCCCAACGCGCGCTCAACCGGGTGCTTGCGGAGATTGCAAAACTGGAGAAGCGAATTGAACTGGCGCGAACTGCAACGAAGGCTTAATCAACTAACGGAGAGTGAACTGTGGCAACTGATCGAAGCGGAACTGGCAGGCAAGAAGCGTGTGTCTTTGATCGAGCGGATGCATATGCGGGCGGCAGCATTACGCACTACCCGCGAGAGGCTGGATCTCTTGAAACGTGCGACGCAATCTACGCCGTAGGCGTGGCGACTGACGTGCAGAAGACGTGGCGCCGGTACGGTTGGGTGCCACCGTCGGAACTTCCCGAGTACCATGACAAGTGGGCACGCGCCCAACAACCCACACGCATATCGGAGGTCGGACGTGGTTGATTACAGCGAAGGCTATTTAAACTTGAAGCAGATCGTGGACGAGATTTGGGAGGCAATGATGGCCAACGATCCCACTCGCGCACGTGACCTGTGCGCAGCGGTCGTCGTCGAGGCTCGGATGCTGCGCCATCAGATTGGAATCCAGCATGACAGCAGCAACCAAAGTTGAGCGGTACTTGAAGGACCGCAAGAAGCCCGTAACGCCCAAGCAGATTGCGGATTACTTTCTCTACAGCCACGCAACCATCAATAAGGCACTCAATGATCTCGAACAAGCAGGCAAAATCGCGCGCACCCAACAGCGCACCTGGCACATCTGTCGCATGGCCGTTCCCCCGCCAGCCGCTTCCGCACCAGCCGAACAGCGTGCCACCTACGACCGACCGATGCTCAACTCGTACCCGCACGCACGCGGATATGATGACTGAACTGGGAGAAGCTAAATGGTAGACATGGTGAACCACCCGCCGCACTACACACGCGGCGGCGTGGAATGCATCGACGCGCTCGCGTCAGCGACCGCAGGGCTGGAAGGGCTTGATGCGGTCTGCACCGCCAACGCCATCAAATACTTGTGGCGCTGGAA